GGCTGACATGAACGCCGCTGAGAAGGATGCCTTTCTTAATCCAAACACTGACAATGCTCATATCCTACAGTCATACCTCAATCGTAGAGCTTACGAAACACGAACCCAGTATGACCGAAAGATGCAGGAAGTTAATCAACTTCGTGAGCAGAACTCCCGTGTTTACGACGTAATTAAAGAATACGAAAACGATTATGCCAAGGAGGGAATAAGCGTTGCTGACGTTACTCGTCGTTCAGTTGCCTGGGACAGAGCCATGGAAGCTAACCCAGTGCAGACGGCTATCGAATGGCTTGAGGCTTACGGACTCACTCCTAACGACCTTGTAGGGCAGCAGGAGGCGTATCAACAGCCAACCGAATACCTGACAAGGCAGGACGCCGAAAGAATCGCTGAGGAGCGTTATAAGAGCATACAGCAGGAACAGGAGAAAAAGGCAGTTGAGTACATGAATCAACGTGCTGTAGAATCCTTTACAAGCCGTAAGCCTTTGTTCCGTGACCCTGAAACCGCTTCGCAGTTAGAAGCAGAAATGGCCCCCGTGGTACAGGCTTTAGCAACTACAGGACGGTATAGCTCGACTGACGAGATCCTAGAAACCGCCTATAATTATGTTGTAAACGGCAATCCGACGTTTGCTTCTTTAGCTCAAAGGCTACAGACAGCGCCGGTAATACAGCAGCAGCAAGTAGCCACACAAAAGGCAAAAGCAGCTTCTAAATCTATATCTGGCTCCGCAGGAAGTGGAACTCCCAGGATCGTAACGAAAGATATTCGGGACAACCTGCGGCGTCGCCTTTCTGGAGATTAGCTAATAGTGGTTGTCCCTTAAACCAAAGGGATAACTACAATGCCTAATTTAGAAGAAGCAATAGTAACTACCCTGTTCGATCAATCGGATGCCATTGCGGATGAGGTTCTTCACCACAATCCGCTTTTGGCTTCGCTTGATGAGCAGGGTCTTATTCGTAAATTTTCCGGTGGATATGAACTCCGTAAGCCTATCATGTACAATGATGCGGCTGTAGGTGGATTCTACTCCGGTTTTGACTCGTTTGACCTTTCAGCAATCGACGATGCAACCGCTTTCCGTTTTGCAATTAAGCAGGTTTATGAGCCTGTAGCAATTGCTGGACGTGAGCGTCGTGCTAACCGTGACGAGGCTCAACTCCTTGACCTCGCTGAGATGAAGATGAAGGCTGCAATCAGCCGTCTCAAAAACACCGTATCTACCTCGACTCGTGGCGATGGAACAGGTTCCGGTGGACTTGAGTTCGACGGTATTAAGAAAGCAGTTTCGACATCCCCATCGTCTGGTACTTACGGAACTATTGACCGTAGTACTAACCTTTGGGCTCGTAACCTTGCAGTAAACGTAACCCTTTCAGCTTCCAACGTTCAGGAGCAAATCACTGATGCTATCTCGCAGATAACACGAGGTGACGAGCAGCCTGACCTTGGACTCATGGATCGTACAGCTTGGAAGTTCCTCCACAGCTCATTGACCGCAATTCAGCGTATTCAGCTTCCTGCAAAGAAGGCTGTAGCTGGATTCCGAGTTCTTAGCTACGACGGATGCGATTTCGTATTCGACGGTGGATTTGGTTCCGCAGTGCTTGAGACTAACTCATGCCGATTGCTCAATACTAAGTATTGGACATTCGATATGGTTCGTGGCGCAGACTTCAAACCGCTCGCTCCAGAAATGGCTCGTCCGGTTGACCAGGATGCTTTCTTCACGGTTATCATCGTTGAAGGAAACCTCTGCTGTTCTGCTCCTGCACTTCAGGCTGTTATTTACGCTTAAAGAATAGGAGAAACAGAATATGTCATTTTCAGGATCGTTTGGAGTAAATTATACTCGTTCATTTGATGCTTCTTCAGTACCAAGTTTGCCAGCGCATCTTGGTCAAATCGGAAGTTCTCCTGAAGGAGTTTTCATCTTTTGTAAAGCCGCAGAAGGTCTTACGCAGTACGATTGGGTTTCAATTAAAGATGATTTCACCGTCAATCAGATGGACAATACCGAAGCAGGAAATGTTCCACGTTATTTTGGAGCAGTTCAAGCAGCGGCTCTTACTAACGAATATGTATGGGTATGGGTTGGTGGTGAGGCTGGCGGAGGAAGTGGACGAGGTATTAAAGCTCGATTCATTAACTACACTGCAAAAGCAACTGTTTATACCACTGCAACTGGTGGTGTAGCTGACGATGCTTCTGGTGGATCGTTCGTTAAATTGCCAAATGTAGTTGGACTTACAACGGTTGGTGCTACAGCAGCAGCCGCTGAGGTTCAATCATGGCATATATTGCGACTCAGTAACTAATCAATCTGGCGGCTGGCTTGTATAGCAGCCGCTTTTTTAGGAGAGATTTATGGCAAGTGCACAAACCCTTATGGGACTTGGTATGCCAGCGGAGCTTGCTGTAGCAAGTTCAGATGGCGTGTTTACTGGCACTGTAACTCCTGCCGGACAGGTAGTAGCGACAGCGGCTGGGATTCGTACTAGGCAAGCAATTAACAACGTTGGTGACACCACCCCAACAGCAGCAGAGCTTACGACTTCGTTCGGAACTCCTGCCTCTGTAGGAAGTGGATTCGTTGGTGTTGTGAAAGATGCTGATGCCGATACTAACTGCTTTGTAGTGGTATCAAACGGAACTTCATACTTTTACTTGAAGTTCACTAAGGCTTCGTAAGCTAACGGGGGGAGCAATCCCCCCAACTTTTTAGGTGATTTATGACAAGTTTTGCTGGAAACACAACAACTACAACTCCAACTATGGCAACGGCCACCAGCGTTACCATAGCAACTGCAAGACCATTCCGTAACTTCTTAATGATTCAAAACAACTCGGCAGCAAACATAGCTATCAGTTTTAACGGAGCTACGTTAACTGGCATCACTCCAACGTCAACTAACTTCTGTTACGTCCTTCCAAGCACTGCAGGGTCTAACGTAGTTCGGTTTGATAATGGGTTTATACCGGCTGGAGCAATTACGGCGTATCAAACATCGGGGTCGCCGATTAACACGTTGGTCGTTATTCAAGGTTAGTGCTATAAGGTATTTACGCATTTTTGCGTAATACTACGGAGATTATATGGCACAGATTGATTGGCAGTCCATCATGTCGGGGAACTCGCAGCCAAAGAAGCGATACTCTGGCGCTAACGTTAAGTTCTTTTTTGCTTACAACGAGAACCGTGAAAAGTCATTGACGGAGGGTCGTCCAATCTTTGACGAGATCCCATCCATCTCAATCCAATGGCCTGGCATGGACGAGACAGTTCGACGGATTGAGCCACAAGATATTCACGATTACCCTGAGCTGTATGCTCGTTTTAAGGCTGGTAGCGAGCCTGTAGTCGAAGGAACTCCATTGGCTGAATGGCCGATGATGTCTGGCTCTGCGATGCGTGAGCTTCAGTACCTTGGCTTTAAAACGGTCGAACAGTTGGCTGTGGCTAACGATGAGATTAAACGCAAACTTGGACCCTTGTCTAAGTTCTGCAAATTAGCACAAGATTGGATAGACGCAGCGAAGTCCGACCAGAATGAGGTCGTGAAGTTACGGCAGCTTTTGGATCGGGAAACAACTCGTCGTGAGCAGCTTGAGCATAAACTTGAGCTTTTCATGCAACGTGTAGAAGCCAACGAGGGAATTGACCTTCGTGCCGAGAGAAAGGGGGTGATCCAATCTGTTCCAGATGAAGCCCTAGAAGAAGGCATTATTGAGGCTCAGGACGAAAGTCCACGACGAGGTAGACCAAGGAAAGTATGACGATAGCCACGGTTATTACGAACGTTGCAAATGAGGCTGGATACACGGTTGAATCCAACATCCTTACGTCTAATGAGACAACTACAAAGCAGCTCTTAGCGATTGCAAATCGTATTAACCGTGACATCTTTGAGGCTTACCCGTGGCCTAAATGTTACGCTTCAGGGTCAATCACGCTGGTAGCTAATACGGCAACGTACGAGTTACCAGCGGCCTTTTCATGGTACCAGTACGAAACCTTTTGGAATTCATCGACTCGTTGGAGAATCTTAGGACCAATGAGCGAGCAGGATTACGCCGATATAAGAGGTTTCCAACTTAACCCTACCATTTATCAGCGATTCCAAATTCGGGGACTCAGCAATAACCAACTCCTTATTAGTCCCACCCCAGGAGCTAACTACAACGGTGATATAATTATTTTTGAGTATATTGCCGACAGAAGTGTGCGTCCTCGTCAGTGGGTAACAGCAACATCATTTGCCGCTGGCTCTTACTGCTTTAACAACGGCAACTATTACCAGACGACAGCAGGAGGCACGACAGGTGCTACAGCTCCTACACATACTACTGGCTCTGTATCGGATGGCGGTGTTACTTGGGCCTATTTTAATGGTGCTTATAATACTTTTCTTGCTGACACTGACGTAAGCATATTCAACGAGAAACTGCTTGAGCAGGGTATTCTTGAACGGTTTGCTGAGATTCACGGACTGGAAGGTGTTAAGCCACGTTTTGATATTCAGCTTCATGAAGAATTTAGTCGTGACCAAGTTGGCAAAGTGATATTTGCTGGCGGCACTACACGGCCTAACTTGTTTGCTCGTGACGGTGTAGCAGTGTTTGGAACATGGATTTAGTATGGCAGGACAAGAACCAGCATTAGCACAAACCGACCCTAAGGCTTACTACCTCTGGCTTCAAACGCAGGGTATGTCTCCGTTGCAAGCTGTGCAGCAAGTGCAAGAGCGTTTTGGTGCACCTAAGAGTCCAGACCAAATACAAAAAGAAGCTGCTGACCAGCAGTTCAAAAATCAACTTGCTCAAACTGGCGGACAACTTGTTGGTACCGCTGGCGCAGCTTATCTTGGCGGTCAACTTGCTGGCATAGGTAGCGGATCAGCGGTAGCAACTCCTACATTAATTGGAGCTAAACTTGTTGGTGGTGGAACAGCAGCCGCTGGCGCTGGTGGTACTGCTGGAGCCGCAGGAGCTGGAACGGCTGGCGCAGCCGCAGGGACAAGTACATTAGGTGCCATAGGAGCTGTGGCTCTACCAGCAGCCATCATCGGCTTGGGATTAAATAACCTATGGGAAACAGGCATGAAGGATATTCTTCGTGGCCGTGGCACCAGAGAAGATTGGATCAATCAAGGCGTAAATTTTGCGGGAGGTGGACTTCCAAATCTTGCACTTCGCCTAATGGGCAAACGCTCTATTGGCAAGATGATGACCACTGGTAAATCGGATGCTCAACTGTTGCGAGATGATTTTCGTGGCTTGCTGAAAGAAACAGGCGTTGCTGATGACAACTACAACGTAACTCTTGCTGATGGTTCTCAATTCAACATCGGATTGGATGGTAAGACTAAGTATCAAAACGTTGGCGAAAACATTGATAAGAAAAAGACTCGTAACGCTTGGGACGTAGACTTTTCTAATCCATTGGCTGAGTTTGCGGTAAAGCAAATTAACCCAATGATACAAAACATTTATAAAGGTGCTGACGGCAAACTTAATCTTGAACAGTATACTGGTATGCTTGTAAACGCAGCTACCTCAAACGCTAAGAGCCAAGATGATGTAATCGCTAACATCAACGCTATGCTTGGCAAATCAACTTTTGCAAAACAAGCTGGAGTTGCTTTGCCTGAAATGCCAAAGGGTCGTCAGGTTGCACCAATAGCTAAAACGCCACAGGTATCAACACCCGAAGGCAAACAAAAGAGCATGTCAATTAGAGACCGTTTAGAGCTTAACACAAAGAAAAAGTAAGGTTTTATGGCACGAAAAACAGCAATGGGAAAAGAGCCTGGCAACGTTAGTATCGCCTTGCCACAGTCTGAAAAAGATAGGTTGCGAAATGTCGGACGACGTTTGCCTGGCAAGTCACGACCAATAGACGACAAAGGTAACTTTACTGATAAGCAATACCTTGACCGTGTGTCTCCTGGCATTTATCGCAATTCAAAAGGACAGCTTACTAACTCGTTTGGCCGTGTGATGGAGCGTAAACAGCGACAAGGTGGCACAATGGCTCAAGCACTTGCACAACAAACTGGAATGCAAGCCGCTCCAGTTGGCGCTATGCCTGATCAACAATCAATGGATGCTGGGCAACAAGCGGCAGAACTTGCTGCCGACCCAGGAGCTTATCAGCAATACACAGCAGATATGCGAAATAAGCCTTATCCAATGGGACAAATGCCACAAGGTGGAATGTCTATGGCTGATATAAACAGATTTGGCATGGCAGATATAAGAAACATGCAGCAACAAGGAATACAAGATGGCATGTTGCGATTTTCGCCAGAAGAGCAGCAAAGAATGCTAGCTAATATGCCTCAGAATTTAATGTATCAATATCCACCTGGGCAAGTTCCTAACTTTGGAGCTTTGTTTAATTACGGCCAGCGACAACAGCAGCAACAGCAACAACCAAACTCAGTATCAGGATTGCTTCAGCGACGGTTTAAATAATGGCCTTTCAGGGATTTACAATGCCACCTCCTTATGGAGGGTTGGACCTAGTAAGTCCAATAGACAACATGGAGCCAACGTTTGCTCTGGAACTCGTTAATGTGTTTCCAGGTGCAAACGCTCCAACCGTTCGTCTTGGCTACGAGCAGTTTGCCGATATAGGTACTGCTACGCCTATTCTGACCCTGACATCACTACAGCTTAAAGATGCCACTACGCAGCTTATAGCGGCCACTGACAGCGATATTTACAAGATAACGACTGGCGGTGTGTCTACGTCAATTAAGGGCGCTACGACCGTTACAGAAGGTGAGTTTCAGACCATTACTTATGGCAATAACCTTTACCTGTGTAACGGGGTAGACAACGCTAAGGTTTATACCGGCACTGGTAACGTTATTGACGTCACCTTTACTGGCGTTACAACTGCCGACCTAATTAACGTTACAGCCTATAAAGAACGATTGTACTTTGTAGAGCAAAACACAGCTAAGGTTTGGTATGGCGGTTTACAGGTAACTGGAACAGCCGGAACTCCTGCCCTAACATCCTTTGACTTCCAGTACGTTTTTACTAAGGGTGGCTACCTGGTAGGCATTGGCAGCTTTAGCACCAATACCAGCATGACCAGCCAGGACTACTTCTGGGCATGTAGCAGCGAAGGCGAGATAGTTTTCTACAACGGCACTTATGCTGGAGACCCTACATCCTGGGCGTTAGTAGCTCGGTATTACATTGGACGACCTCTTGGCTATCGAGCGTTTGTCAGAATAAACAATGACGTATGGGTGATAACTGAACAGGGAGTTGTCCCAATTTCTGGGTTGTTCATGTCAGACCCTGAAGCAGCGGTGCAAATCGTTAGCTATAAGGTAAACCCACTCATATCGGAATATGCCGCCATATCCCCGTTTGACCATCAGTGGTCAGGTTTCTTTTGGCCGCAAGGACGCAGGGTTTATATTAGCATACCTACCACTGGTAACTCCTGCCGCTTCTTAGTCTACAGCATTGATACAAAAGGCTGGACTCAGTTTCAGCTCTACAACGACGAACACGCTTTTAGTAGCTGTCTGTTCAACCAGAAGCCGTATTACGCATCTGCAACGGGTATTGTGTGGAAGGGTGAGACAGGTCAGGCCGATGCTGTAACGGCGACTGATAGCCAAGCCATAGCCTATAGTGGCCGGTCAGCGTTTAGCTTCTATGGCAGCCGGTCAAACTACAAGGCGTTTAAGGATATTCGACCAATCCTCAAGGTAAAGCGTGGCGTAACCCTAAACATTGGATTGGACACTGACTTTAGACGAGCGCCAACTGTAACGGCAGTATCAACCACCAGCGGAGTATTTACGCCTTGGGGCAGTCCTTGGGGTGTTGCGCCTGGAACAACGTTGCCGATAGCACCTTTTACTCCCGTGCCTGCCGTGACGCCCCCACCATGGTCGGCAGAGGTCGAATACGTCTTTGACCGATACGCCACTAAGGGGCAAGGTCATTGTGCCGCTGTACGATTTGGCGGTTCACTAAAGAACTCAACTATGCAGATACTAGGATTCGAGGTCCGATACGATATGGGTGGACAGGTATAACTATGGCACAAGCAAAAAATAGAAAAAACCGTGGAGCTATGGCGACAGACCCGAAGACACCTAAAACCTCTAAGCGAGGCAACTGGCAGTACAATGGTCAATGGGTAGACAAGGAAGGTTACAAGGTTGATGGTTACGGCAAACGGCTTGGTAATCAAGCTAAGCCTTTTGTCCCTGCTAAAAACAATCCGTTTGTTCCTAAGGCATCGACTCCTACCACACAAGGACCAGCAGCTCCTACTGCACAAGAAAACATTGAAGGTGGAATGCAAGGCTTAGTGCAAGAAGGCATAAATTACGCACGAGATTTTGACCCCAATACCTATCAGCAGCAGTATGAGCCTCAGTTTGAACAGGGTATGCAGCGAGCATACGACACGATTTACAATCAGTTTGAGCGTAAGAACCAAGAGCAGTTTGCAAGGCAAAACGAGCAGCTACAACAAAGCCTTGTAGAGCGTGGATTAGATCCTAATTCGCCAGCATATCAAGCGTTGACTAAGCAGTTAGCAGAGCAGCAAGGGTCAGCTCGTCAGGATGCACAAAACGCAGCATGGCAGGCAGCACAAGGTTATCAGCAGCAGGGATACACTCAAGCAACTGGCAGTGCTCTTTTGCCTGGGCAAATTGCCAGTCCTTACCTTGAGTTTTATGGCCAAGGGCAGCAGTTGCAATTCACTGGCTCTGAGGCTGAGAAACAGCGTCAGTGGCAAGCACGTCAGAACCAACTTGAAATGCAAAACCGACTAGCGATTTCTAGGCGACAAGGCGGCGGCGGTGGCCAAGACCCTAATGCCGCTGCTAATGCATATGCTGCTTATGAAATGAGTCTTTACGGTAATCAAGGGCAAAACCGTGGGCAGTCCACTGGCAATGCCGTTGCAACTGGTGTGAGTCAAGGAGTGAGTCAAGGAATTATTGGTAGACTTAATCGACCGAGCTAACTATGGCAGATGAACTTACCAACGCATTAGCTGGATTACAGTATACGCCACTTGATACTGGTTATGGCATTGGCGCACAAGGTGTGGCTCAAGCACTTCCTACGCTGGTTAATCCATACGCAAGTCCACTACAGAATCTTGGCGTTACCCTGGGGGGTGCGTTAGTAGCGTCATTGCTTGGATACCAGGCGCAAAAAGAATCGTTTAATATGGGATTGCAAACCCAGCAGTACGCCAATCAAATAGCAGCTCTTACTACACCAGAAGCTCGTACGGATTTCTTGGCAGCTTTGCCAAGTGAAGCGATAAGCTCGGGTGTGGGCAGCAGACTTAGTGCCTTGTCTCGTGCTTTGGGAGCAAGTGAAACAGAACAGCGAATAGCAAGGGCCGCAAAACTTGCAGAGCTTACAACTGCTGCCGAGTTTAAGTTAGGTAGCTTAGGCCAGAAGCTAGAAGAACAAGATTTACGCAAGGCTGCTTTGCTGGCTGGAATCCAAGCTGGGAATATACCAACGGCATATGCAGACTTGTTTGCTGTTAAGCCATCTGCCGATCTTTCAGTATTGGATACGCTTAACGTCGATCCAGCAGCTAAAGAATATATTAGGACTTTGCCACCTGCTGAACAGAAAGAGCAGATAAGCAAGTTAGTTCAAACTAAGGCAGCGCAAGAAGGGTCTGAAATTGCCAAGGCTCAAAAGGCTGCATTTGAAACAGTAAAAGATTTAGAGAAAACCTTCCGTGACTTAAACGTAACTGCGGTAGAGCTAAAAGCCAGGGCTGCTATTCCAGGAGATCCGGTTGAGTTGGCAATAAGTAAACTTAAAGGCTCATTAGCGCAGCTTGCTCGTGTGTCAGGTCAAACATCTCAATTAAGCAACGTAGACCTTGAACAGCAGCTTGCTTCGGTTATCGGCCCACAGTTGCCAATGGGAATGGGAGGAATATCTGGAAGTAGCTCTATAGCGGATCGAATTAAGGCTAAACTTGAAATGGGCAAGCGACAACTTGCTACAACGACAGACACCACACCTTCAGACGATGCAGCAAAGAAAACTAGAGCGGCGCAGTTACGCAGAGAAATAGATGAGCTTAAAGCGTTGTTAGCTCAAAGGAATCAATAATGGATGAAGAGTTACAGGCACTAGAAGCAGAACTGGCGCAGTTGCGAGCTGCTGTAAATGCTCCTGCAACTTCAAAAGAGCTAAACGGTTATGGCACTAAGCAGTTTTTGTTTGACGTTCCTGTTGGTGTCACTCGTGGAGTAGCTGGATTAGCTGACGTTCTTTCATATCCGTTTGTAAAAGGATTAGAATACGCTGGTGCTCCAGTCGAAACTTTTGGCGCAACTAAAATGCTTGATGCTCTTATTGCTGGGTCTTCTGCATTGGAAGGGCCAGGTGCCGCAGAGATACTTGGCGTAAGACCACAGACCGAAGTTCAACGAGCCGTTGAGTTTATGACTCCTGGTCCTGGCGGTAAAGGCAAACTTGCGTCAGAGCTTGGCTTGGGATTAGCAGCTTATGGCGGTAGTAAATTAGGCGAAGCAACGATTGGTGGCACAGGTGGAGCTATAACTGGTGCGTTAGCCGCACCATCGTTACTTTCTTTGGGCAAGGCTCGCATGAGAGCAATTGCTCCTTCTCTTGAAGAAGGCGGCAAAGGACTTCAACGTACCTCATTGGGAATTCGCCAATCTGATTATACTAAAGCGGTACGAAATCAAATTATTGAATCATTGCCTGGTGATTTTGAAACTACATTAAAGAACTCGGCAGATAGGCTTGTCGAAAACAAAACGCTTGGAACATCAACGAACCCTGATGTTTTATACTCAAACCTGCGTGACGCTAAGGAATCTACTGAAGGTGCAATTCAAGGCGTTTTGCAGGAAGTCGATAAAACTCGTAAAACAGGAATTATTCCACGTTTAGATAAAACCCTGGAGTGGATTCAAACCAAAGCTCCTGCTACTGAAGTTAAGTATTACAAAGAAAAAGTTAATGAGTTTCTAAAAGCTCTTAAAGAACAAGGGCAGGGCTCTCTCGTTTATCTTAACCAGCAGAAAAAAGCGGTTGGAGAAAACTGGAAACAATCGCCTGAAACTGACCCTACGTTTTGGCGGCGGTTTTATACTGACATTAAAGATACGATTGAGGAATACGCACCTCAAGTAAAACAACTTAACAAAGACAAGCGTGATTTACTTGTTATTGAGCCAATTATAGAGCGAACAAAACGAGCGTCTGAAAAGGGAATGACGCCACAGGATTTAACTCGTGCGTTGCTTTATACAACTGGTGGAGCTGGGTTGCCTGGGGCGGCATATCTAATGGGTAGTCCCATTCTTGGCACTGCCTTAGCTGGAGGACTTGCTCTTGCTGGTACTAAGCCAGGACAAAGTTTGCTTGGCCGAGCTTTGACTGCAACTGGTCGTGCTGGTCAGGAATTAGAAGCAACTCCACTTTTAGAGCAAGCGTCACGCCTTGGATACTTTGGCGCACGAGGAGCGCAACAAGCAGGAGAACAAGCACCTGTATCACCTACTGCTACACCTATAGAGGATACAGAGATTGCTGACCTTGAGGCAGAGCTGGAGTCGTTACGGCAAATGCTTCCGAAGCAAGAAGTTAAGGTTGGCAAGCAAAACATAAGCATCCCTACTGGCAAGCAGTACGCACCTGCATCATTGGTTAAGGCTGTTATGCAGGTTGAGTCAGGCGGTAAGCAAGAAGCGGTCAGCAGCAAGGGTGCTCGTGGGTTAATGCAGCTTATGCCAGCTACAGCTCGTGACCTTGGCGTGGATGCTAAAGACCCCAAGCAAAACGTTGAGGGTGGCAGTCGTTACCTTCAGCAGCAGCTTGTTGAGTTTGGCGATGAGAGCCTTGCACTGGCTGCCTATAACTGGGGGCCTAACAACATTAAGCGAGTCATGGCTAAGGTAAGGGCAGAAGGTAAACGTCCAACCTGGGCCAATATAAAGGCTTACGTTAAGGTTCCAAAAGAAACACGAGAGTACGTCGATAAAGTTTTGAGTTTAGTTTAGGAGAGTATCATGCCTTGGTCTGGTGGAAGTTATACAAAGGGAAATAACGCAACTGGCGGATGGACTGGCGACGCTTCGCTTGGCATTGGCATCGAAGCTGGAAGGCATGACACGCAGGATAACGATTTTGCTACAGGCATTAACCAGTGCCTTAACAAGGACGGCTCGAACGCTGCTACTGGTCCTCTTAACGCAGGCGGCTTTAAGGTCACTAACGCAGCCAATGCTACAGTTGCAACTGACGTGGTAACTCTGGGGCAAGCCGAAGCAGGAATTAGCACTTCTGGGACAGCACTCAACATTACCAACACCCAATTTAGTAACAATGGTACTGGCGTTGCACTTGGAATTAGAAAGTCTCGTGGAGCAACAGTAGGTACTAACACCATCGTTCAAAACGGCGACGCAATAGGATCGATTGTTTGGCAGGGAGCGAACGGCACTGGATATACCGATGCGGCTGCAATTGGAGTTTTAGTTACAGGAACTCCAGGTGCTACTAACGATATGCCAGCATCGATGATTTTCGCTACAACACCCGATGGTAGCGGCACATTTATTGAACGGATGAGAATTGATAGCACTGGTGCAGTAGGAATTGGCGCAACTGCTCCAACCGTAGCATTGCAAGTTAACGGCGGCACAATAAACGTTGGTGGACTTACAAGTCCAGTTGCTCATTTTGCAGCAGCAAGTGCTAGCAACAACAATGCTGGAATTGTTGCAGGGAGTGTTAATGGGAATGCCCCATATATTGCTGCGAGTAAGCTAGGAGATGGATCTTCAACTCCAATGTTGTTTTTTACTAATGACGTTGAGCGGATGCGGATTGGAGGCGATGGAAAAGTAGGGATTGGCGAAGCCTCTGCTGGAGCTAAGTTGCACGTTAGAGATAATGCATCTGGATTCACGGGGATCGCAACAAATAATCAGGACCAAAGACTGGAGCTTCTTTCATATTATCAACTTGGAATCGGTCAATTCGGAGCAGTGCAATCTATTATTAATAGCACCGCAGCCGCAAATGCACTCGTTTTAAATCCGAATGGCGGTAATGTCAGCATTGGATCAACATCTGCCGTTTACAGATTGCAAGTAAATACTGACAGCGCAGCAAAGCCAACGACCAATACCTGGACGATTGCATCAGACGAAAGAATTAAAACCAACATTCAAAACTATACAAAGGGATTAGTTGAAATATGTCAGGTCCGTCCGGTTACCTACGATTACAATGGTAAGGGTGGCTTTGAAGCTGGCCCAGGCGGCGTTTCAATTATTGCTCAAGAAATACAATCAATTTTCCCTGAGTGTGTCGGTTCGGTAAAAGCAAAACTTGAGCCGGAAGATACAGAGGAAGTCGATCTTTTTAACTATAATGGTCATGCAATAACATTTGCTTTGATTAATGCAGTTAAGGAACTCAACGCAAAAGTAGAAGCACTTGAGGCGCAAGTTGCGGAGCTTGAAGCGTAATGAAGCAGCTTAGGCTAGTCAGAGTTACAGAGCACAACGGCGCTACGATGGGCGTTCTCTGTATCGATGGCTCGCCTGAGCTTGTAACATTGGAGGATCCCTGGCGTTACAACGAAAAGTTAATCAGTTGTATCCCAGTTGGTCGTTACAAATTAAAATTACACCGCAGTCCTAAGTTTGGTTTAACCTACCAGATTATGGACGTCCCTGAGCGTAGCCATATATTGATTCACGCTGGCAACACGCATAAGGATACGCATGGTTGTATCTTGGTTGGTTTGCAATTTGGTAAACTTGGAAGTGAATCAGCGATATTAGCAAGTAAGTCGGCGTTCCAAAAGTTCATGGAACTTATGGGGAACACTCCCGAAGCAGAGATAATAGTTATAGATGCTTACGGTGGCGGGAGGGTACATTGACCGACGGAGATTTTACACAGATACGTTATTGGTTTGACCTTGCCATAAAAGCAATCATTGGTGTTGTCATCTCCATGGTCGGCATGGACTACAGGTCGGTTAAGAATTCGCTTCATGAGCTTGAGCAATCTAAGTATCAAGTGACGATGGAAGTACAGATTCTTAAGGCTGAACTTAAAAACATTGAATCGCAAATTGAGCGCATTGATAAGAAACTCGATAAGGTGTTGGAAAAATGAGGTGGCTGTTGGCACTTGTTGTGCTGACGCTAGCACCGCAAGCCTTAGCAGCTCCCAGCTTGTTGGCCATGTGTCACAAGGATTGGAACTGTGACGCAACGGTTAAGATGTATCGTGGCCATGATACGCTTTACTTATCTTGGCTGACCAATACATTTGGCGAAAAGTGTTCCTGCGTTAAACGGCTTATGAGCGACGCTAGGCCAAAGGTTGTTCGGGTCCACCTGGCTAATGGTCCTTGCATGAGAAACAAGCGCTGTGGCCGTTATGAGGCTTTCTACGGGTACAATAAGGCATCAGCGAGCAGGGCCATCATTCGTGGGGATAAAAAGATTACAGGATACTTTGATAAGCAATTAAATGACCTGGCTGTGATGTTTAGCAGCTCAACTAACCTGACGTGTTACGTCAGTCCGTGTTTGGAGTGTGACCTAAATGAAAGTGCCAGAAGAGTTCTACTTAGTCGGGTATCTGCTGCTTTGCCTCAGTGTATTCCTGTGGACAATCCTCACCGGCAACGCTGTGCCAATGGATACCATTGTGAAGGACACGGACAGGCTCCTAAGGTATCTCGACCGTGTATAGTGGACTTAGACGGTAAAGATGGCCGTACCGTTGACTTAAAGAAATGGGTAGACCGATACCGCAAGTGTGATTTAGCCTATTACTGGGAACCCTGGATGAATTGTATACGGGGTGGCTTTGTTGATCCACGGCGCAGGAACTGCAAGTACGATAGCGCCACGTTTATTAGAACACGGAGAATCTTATGCCGGTATTTCTTGCATCCATTATTCGGCACCTGCTGACCCTTGCGGCTGGTGGGTTGCTTACCATCGGTGTGTCTGAGGCTGACGCTACTAACCTTGTAACTGCTGCTGAACCAATTGTAGGTGGTGCGGTGTTGTATGGTCTTGGTCAGGCTTGGAGTTTATTTGATAAGAAAAAGCGCTAATAAAACCTACTGTTAATTCGTAAGTTGTAACGTTTCTTTGCAAAGCGTTTAAGCTCCTCTGGGTCGTTCTTGAGCTTTTTTACTCTTGCTCTTATTGCTGACACCTTCGAGCTGTCATCGAAAAGCATATCGCAAATATAAGTTAGGTTGAACGGCGCCGCTTTCTTTTCATAAAAAAACCAGTCTAACCCTTGAGTATAGGTTGGTGATAGGTCTGGGGTTGGAACAACATAGTCTGTTATGGCCTTATCAATGACAGCTAACCACAGAATCCCTTCGGGTGTAGTTACTTCTTCTGGTCCTGGGTCGGACTCGATGTCTTCGTAACCTTTGGTTTTACCAACGTTAGCCAATCTTCCAGGAACATTGTCACTAGCCATGGTTTGTGGTTTTTCCGGTGTACACATACTGGGGTTTTGTCCTTGCAATCATTCAGCGACTGCTCCATTGCGGTGTAGATGTTGAGTGCCTGAACAACCTTACATTCGATGTGGTAGTCATCCAATTCGGTGCAAACTACATCGGGGTCACCATTAGAGCCACAAAACTGCTGACCTCTACGAGCTTCAAACCCTTGCTCTTTTAGCTTGTTAGCCAGCTCTCGCTCTCCTCTGGCTCCCTTAGCTCTACTGTTCACCATTAGTCCACCAACGATAAGTCGGTAATCGTTATTAAAGCGCATCCATTTGAGCGTTTAATTTCCTCAACAGTTGCTACGAGCGGATGTGAAAAAACTCTTTCTAATTCATCCACTGATGGACTGCATTTTGTTGTTAATTTTTGCCATAACATAGCTGTTGGGCATTGTTCCTCTTCGCCTGCTACCATGAGATCCATAAACAGTCGGCCTTTAAAATAACCGTCGATGCTTTCAAACTCTAATTGTTGACTAAACGGCTTTCGGCCAGCTCGAATGCCTGTCAATTTTACTAAATGTCGCTGATCATTGTAGTCCATTAGTAATAAGTCTCCTCTTTGTCAGCTACTGACCATCGGTCACAGGTTTCGGCGGTGAAAACCACGTCCACGGTTTTATAGTTTCTCGTGGCAGCGTCTGGAACGTTTCCGATAAAGAATCCGTCTTTAAAGAGGACTCTATTGGTTGGCAGGCATCCAATTTGTCCGTTTTCCAACAGAAGTATATGGGCGCATTTATTTTGGTCGGGATGTAACAACCAGCCAGACTTAGCATCACAATCAGGAAGCCAATCCACTGTGCAATAATAAGTGGCGTTAAACTTAGTTTTGTCACGGAGCACCGCCTCGCATTGGTAGTCTCTAAGCAGGTCAAACACGGTAACAACCGGCTTGTAGCTAAAGCAGTCCCAAAGCTGCAAATCCTCAAGGGACCGCTCACCAACAACCGTAGGAGCATTGTGACACAACCAATGAAGCGGAACATGACGAAAGTGAGCCCCCGAACGAAGTAGAACGTGAAAGTGCAGTGCTCGCCCTTTCATAGACTGCACCGCAAACGCTACCCCCTCCTCGAAGCCTGACTCCTCACCGCTTGTAAGGTACTCCCGTTTAATCCAAACTTTGAGTGGGGGTATATCAGCGTTCATTTCTTTGTCTCCTTGTTAAGCCGCTCCTGGGTCAATGCCTCACTGCTCCAACGTATGATTGCAGCGTCCTGACTTATAGTGGCTGGGTTTATCTTGCCTCGCTCTACAGACGCCTTGTGCTGTGCTTCCAACTTGCGCCACATCTGGTCTTTAAATAGCTCACTCACTGGCTTGATCATCACAACGCCTCACTACAATACCCTGACCTGACATATTGTGAATCTCCACCGCCTCGCAGTGCAAAACGTTGTCCAACAACAGCCTTGCCATAACGTCTGGAGAAACGTCGTAGTTCTGATCAATCAACGCTCTCAGCTCTGGCCGTGGCTCATACTGAAATTGCCAATCGTCGTTACGGCGAATGTGTAAAACTATCTCCCACTTGCCGTCTAATATCCTAAAAAGACTATAAAGTTTCATAAAGTCCTCTAAAAAGGTATATCGTCATCTTTAAACTTAACTGCCTTCACGGTCTCTTTCACTACTGCGCTTAGCGAGCCAGATTCTACAGCGGCCCATTTATGCTCTTCACGGTCAGCGGCGTTGCCACTGTTCCAAGCGACTGCCTGTTGCAGAAGGTCGATTAAGTTTCTGAGGTCATCTTGATACAGGTATTTTGTATCCGTCCAAGTTTGAGTTTGCTTGTTAAGGTACTGCTTGCGAAGCGTAAACGACACTAAACCCTTTTCATTGGTCCACGCCGCTATATCAACTCCCTTATTTCGCCACGATTTCGTCGGTCCAGCCATAAATCCCCTTGATAAAGACTACAAAAGCACTTAGTATCTACAAGAACCGTACAGAAACCGCAAGGTAATTTATGACAGATGAAGAAAAAAACAATTACGTTCCGATAAGTGCAGCTAAGACCTATTTTGCCGTTTCGGATATGACCATACGCACCTGGCTTAAAGCTGGATGCCCACATCTCAAGCTCAAAACACACCGCCGTGTAAAAATTGCAGATATGGAAGCATGGCTAAAGGAGCGTCATGATAAAACAGCATAAACCTATTATTACTGACTTACACCAGCGGCTTTACAGCATCCTACCGGAGTATGCTCCAATCTCTACACATGAAGGTGACCGCACCGGCACATTTAAGGCCGTGGACAGTGACGGGAATGTTTTCCTGGTAGAGTTTGAAAGCGGCGAGAATGGTCTTAGACGCAACAAACGGTTCTTTTGTGACTACGGACAACTGGTAACTAATTCGTCGCTTAAAAGCGAGCCTAAGCGGTCTGCGCCAAGTGAGAATTGGACTTTGACGCTTTTAGGATAATGCTGTAAATTGAAGGAGACACGTTCATAGGGTTTGTCTCCATTTGATTTTGTCGTGGCCGGTCAGAGTTTCCCCCTGACCGGCTTTTTCATTATTCAATCCCAAAAAGTGTACTAACGTGCTCCACCGTCCATAGGATGCCGTCAACCTGGCCGTCCTGGAATTTAGTGGACTTAATCGGCGGCACCATACCGTTTACCCTGCCAGCGAACTGTTGGAGGTAGCGTAACACTTGTTTGGCTCCCTCCTCGTATGCGGCCTGGTAGTCCGTCAGGTCTTGGTTCCTATTTGGATGCGGTAAAAACGACTCACTAAACGTAATCGCATCCTGAGTTATTTGGCTTATCATTTTAGCTTCCTGTGATAGTTAATCCGATTGCGTAAAGCCTCCTCCAGCAACGTGGTGAAGCTGATTTTATCCTTTGAGCACACCCACTTACAGCGCCACAACAGATCCACGTTAATGAATATAGTGTGTCGCTTATAGCCAGGCCGTGGGGAGTCATAGCGTGGCCGACAATAGTCAGCCGGTGGTATATCGTTACTCATTGAAAGCCTCATCGATACAGCTAGTCAGTTTCTCAAGCCGGATGGGTGACTTCCAGTGTGTCTCGGTCAGCCGTTTGGCGTTGTTGGCTACAAGGTATATCTCAGCCACCTTGAGCTTCTCGCCTTCGAGCGTTTCCAGGTTGTAGTAGGTTGTTGTAGCCTTGGACTTCTTAGCCTTTGGCTTAACCTCGATAAATTCCGGTAAATCGTCGCTTTCTGCGATAATTTCACCCGTTTCTACGTCTACAACTGCCTCCGCTGGCTCAACCTTTGTTCCTATGACTTTTCCGGTCTTTTCAGACACAATTAAAGCCTCTTGAGGGATGGTTGTAGCTCTTGGAGGTGCGAATTCGGCTGGCATCTCCTCCTGTGTGTACAAACCGCCTAACTCCTGCACAAAAGCCTCTCTTATGGCGAGAC